GATGGGCGATAATGTTTTGCCCGTACCGGTGGGTGCCATATATAAGATGAGTTTCGGCGTATAGATTTTTTCGAGTGGATTCACCGCCCCGTATTTTTTTTCTAAATAGGCCAGGCGGTCTTCTTGGCCTTGTAGTGATTCCTCTAACGTATCTTGTATTTCTTGGTCGTCGAATTTATGTGTTCTCATGATTTCAATGATTTTGGTAGCAGTTGTTTTCGTTTGCATACGATGTTGATTACTAATAGCAAACAATTGTTTTTGATGTTGATAGAGGGTCAAATCGTCGTATTTTAGCAAATATGGATTTTCTTCGATGGTTTCCGGAGACGTTTTGATAATGTCAGTGAGATTTGTCTTGGTGCGACCATAGGCAATGACGGAATCGACAAAGGTAGTCAAATATGGATTGATATGTTGGATGGATAATTTTTTGAATTGAATCAGCGTGTATAAATAAAAGGCATATGATTTGAGTAGAGGCTTAGACTGAATTGATTTTTGTTTTTTGATGGTATAAGAGGCTTCCGTCGGCGCGAGTTTTTCCAGCAAGTTTTCGCAAAATTCAAGCAATAGATATTCGAAGATTTGGTCACGCGTACTCTCCACTTGCATATTTTCAATGCGAATAATATCGGCCTTTTTCACCATTTTCAGGTTTTTCGTGGTGATTTGTGGAACGTCAAACGGTTCGAATATCCCCGTGGCCGTTTTGTATTTTTGCACCATGTTTTCGACGGTGGTTTTGAAATATTTGTCGTATAAATACGATTCATTAAAGGACGTTTTTTCTAGTTTCATATATTGTATCATAGAGGTGTGATTGTTGTTGCGAATATTCACGTCATTCGCACCATCGTCGATTAATTTGAGGATGGTCTTTTCCGCATCGGACACAGGCATTTCAATGCTGTTCCATTCCGTTTTCGTAAGTTTGTTCTGTGAGAGGTCCATCGTAAATTGTTGAAAATGTGTTGAACTATAGGCTTCTCATAGAGATTTATTCAATTTTGTGGTAAAAACGAGATAAACAAAGAGAACTATAGTGTAATAGAATAATGTTGAAATGGTTTGAAAAAAAACCATATCGAAAAATTGGATTTGAAGATGTAAAATATGCCATTGATCATGGCGGACAATATTTGCTGATCAATACGCTCCCGGCATCGGAACAAGGGTGTTTGATAAAAACTACCGTGGATTTTACAGCAGAAGAGGCCGCTCTAAATGAGTTGATCAATCGATTTACATTGACGACGAAAACGATTATTGTGTATGGGAAAAATATGATGGATGCGACACTAGAGAAAAAGTATGACCAGCTGGTGGGGTTGGGATTTAGCGATGTGGTCATGTATTGCGGGGGATTGTTTGAATGGATGCTTTTGCAAGATGTCTATGGTTCCGTCGAATTCCCTACGACGGGTCGAGAGCTCGATATCTTGAAATTTAGGCCGACGAAAACGTTCGGTGTGGCGCGTATTGGAAATGGCTAAATTATATGCAAATGGTATATGAGTGAAGCCGCCTATCACGAGATTGTCGAGTATTTACATGTCGGAAGTGCTCGTGCTCTACAGTCGAGTGATAATTTTTCCATGATTGTAAATTGTACCACCGATGATATGATACGATTTCCTAAGAATTGTACAAATTGTATTCGGATACCCGTACATGACGATCCAGACGAATGCAATAAAATGATCAGTCTCATTGATAGCACACAAGTTCTCGCGAAAATGCACGAATCGATTCTGGAAAAAAAGCCCGTGCTGGTGCATTGTTTTGCGGGACAACAGCGTTCCTGTGCCATTGTCGCCCTCTATCTCATCCGGTATCACACTATGACACCCGACCAGGCTATTGCACACATCAAACGAAAACGACGCATTGCCTTTTTCGGTCAAGTCAATTTTGCGGCGGCGATTGTGTATTTTTACGCTCGGGAAAAAATCATTCCAACATAGCATACATGTTTTCGATTTTGCGACGTGAATATTCGTGTTCTGCTAAATCTTCGGGGTGTAATAGAGATGTATTTTGTTTTTTATACATGAAAAGAGGGAATTTATACGTGTATGTTTTCAATTTCGCAAATAAGAAGCAATCGGCGTGATGGTTGATGGCGGGGTCGATGATATATTTACCCCCCGAATAAATATTTGCTATGAGTTTTTTCGCCGCGCTGTTTTTTATCAAATAGGCCGCTGCACTGACACACTTGTTGCGAATATTATGTTCATACAAATCGAATTGTAGCGGATCTGCATGAACACATATATAACACAATTGGATGATTTCCCAGTTGGCAGGGGCTTGTTCGACAATTTCGCGGACCGTTTTTCGCCAATATTTCTGGAAGTCGAGTGTAATGTCGTCTTCGGTAATGAGCGCTATCGGATGGTTTGTTTGAGAGAATTTATGGACGGTTTCTAAATGGGATACTAAACAGGCATATTCATAGTCGTTTTTCTGTTTGTATTGGAGTCGGAGTTTTTCATAGACCGTCGCGGGGAGTTTTCCATCGGCGGCTTTGATTCGTTCGATGGGGATATTTAGGAAAACGGGATGGGTGAAAAGGGATTCCATATATGTTCGGCGATCGGGAGAACGGTCTAAATTAATCCAGTAAATCACATCGATTCCATCTAAAAAACGGGTGTTTGGGGGTGGTTGTGTTCTCATCAGGGCATATTCGACGTCGGAAAAATGATGGCGGGATTCTTCTTTGACGAAAGGTGATATATATATGTATATCATGGCTAAAACGAATGCAATCATCCCGTAATAAATATTGAATAGTGACATGACCACAATGAGTAATAATATGATGATTTTTTCAATAATTTCGATTTGCATATGTCTCTTTGTAATATATGCATATTTTAGCACAGTTGTATAAGCATAAAATTGAAATGGTCGATGCCGATGGAGAATAATAACAAAGATTCTATAACATGACCAGACCGCGTATTATTAGCATTGAAGGAAACATTGGGGCTGGCAAAAGTACGCTATTGGAGCGCTTGCAACAACATTGTGCCGATCGCTCAGATATTGTGTTTTTGCGCGAACCGGTGGATATCTGGGAAGCCGTGCGCGATCCCGCCGACGGACAAAACATATTACAAAAATTTTATAGTGATTCGGCTAAATATTCCTTCCCTTTTCAAATCATGGCCTTTATGAGTCGCCTGTCTTTGATCGAAAAGGCGATTCGCGAACATCCGGGATGTTCCGTGATTGTTTGTGAGCGGTCATTGTGCGCAGATCGCAATATTTTCGCGAAAATGCTGTCGGACGACGGTCTCATTGAAAGTGTATGCTATCAAATTTATGGGAAAATGTATGATGAATTTTCGAGCAAGTACGAGGCGGATGGGATTGTCTATGTGGATGCGGAGGCGGATGTGTGTTTTCGACGCATTGCTAAACGTGGTCGCGACGGGGAGGGGGGCATCGCTCTGGAATATTTAGAAAAATGCAAAAAGTATCATGATGCGTGGTTGCTCGGAGAGACGAGTACTATGTTGCATTTGCAGACAAATGAAGATGCAACATATGAAGTGGGTGATGTCGGACATCGATGGATTATGGAAGTGATGGAGTTTATAGGCGAATTTGAAAGAGTTTCTTCACCATCTTATTTAGCGTATATGTAGAACGCTTGTTCTTGTGTTTTTTTTGTTTACGGGTCTTTCGTGGATTCCCACCTTTTTTTGATGTTGGCATGCGTTTTAAAATCATATTAATCATGGGTTTTGTTTTGTTTATATCTGTTTCTTTTTGTATTTTTGCGAGGGTTGTTGCTATATATTCCATTTCTTCTTTGTCTTCTAAATTCAATTCATTGATTGTTGTTTCGAGTTTTGAAATTTCGTTTTCTTTGTTGTGTATTTGTTTTTCATGCAATTGATTGATGGTTTCAATATCTTCATTGCATTTACCGATGTCTATTTTTAATTGGGTATTTTCACTATGTAGTGTTGCATTTTTCATTTCTAAATCATTTGTTTTTTTGACTTTCTTCACTAATTCTTTGACAACATCTGCATATGTTTGAAACGATTTATCTGCGCCATGAAGCGCATTTACACATTCTTTTGCCTTGTGTAATAAGTCCGTCATAGTTATAATAGTTGTATATTTTTCTATAACATAAATCGAATTGTGTTATAGAATTTATTTTTTGATTTGCTTTTTTGAGCGTTTTTTAGCTGATTTTGATTTGCGTCTTGGTTTTTTTCCGCCGCGTATTTTGCGGGTATTGCCACCTTTCATTTCATTCAAATTTTTTGTTTTTTCAAGTATTTGTGAATTTAATTTGTCAATTTCAGTTTTGATAGAGTCGATTTCTTTTTGAATATTCGTTTTCTCAGCGGTTGCAGTTGCTAGTTGCGCCTCAATCTCAGTTTTCTCTTTGTTTGCAGTTTCTAGCTGGACATTCATAGCATCAATTTCTTTTTTTGATTGGGTTTCAGCATCATCTAGTTTTTTTTGTATTTCTTCTAGTTGTGTTTTTGATGTTTCGGATGTGGTTTTTAGTTCTTCTTTTAATTTATCAATTACATTTTGTTGTACTTTATGTTCATCCTCCAATCTTTTTGTGATTTTGGCGATTTCTTCATCCTTTGCAGCTAATTTACCGACAATTGTTCCTAATTCCTTTTCTTTTTCAGATAACTTGTTTTCCGCTTCAGTTTTTTTCAATGTAAGGTTATTTAGAGCTGTATCTATGGCCGTTTCTAATTTTTCATAACTTTTTTCCAATTCTGCAAATGCGTCTTTTGCACTCATTCTTATAGTATACTCGTATATTATTTTATTATACCACTGACTTCTTTTTCTTTTGCATTTACTTTTTTGGCTAAATCTTGAAGCCCCTCTTTCAATTCTTCCGCGTTCTCGTTTTCTTGCAATGCATGTTCATAATAGGCAGGTTTATATGGATTCGTCTCTTCATTGTAGTTCGTTGTTATATTGTCTATTATGTTTCTGGTTGTATTATTATCACTCGTTACATCATCAATGGTTGTGATTATATCGGATTGTCGAACGCTTGGTTCGGGTAAAATATCAGGGAATTCTGGGAATTCGGGAATTTTAAAAGACCATTGTTTTTGATTCAGTTTTGCTAAAATATCGAAACCCATGGTGAGCAGTTTTTTGGTCGGGTCAGGTTCGACTGGTTTTGTTGTATGAAGTCCCTTTAAAATATTGAAACTGATTTCGAGTAGTTTTTTGGTAGGATCTATTTCGATCGGTTTTTGGAGTCCTGCTAAAATACCGAAACTAATTTCGAGTAATTTATATTGATTAGATTTTGTTTCATATTTTGCGATATACCTATCTATAAGTGTGCGGAATGTAGGCAATGCTGTTATTTCTCTATCAAACCTTATGGATGGATCGCCGGTTTTTTCTTCCTTATAAAATATACGTAAATCATTCTGCATTTTTGCGTCGAGTTTGTATGTCTTGAATATTTTTTCCAACAAATCATCATCTGGTGAGCCGCCGATTAATTCTTTTAGTCGGTTTTTCGCCGCTTTTTCCGCAGCTTTTTTGGCATCTTTCGCCGCTTTTTCCGCAGCTTTTTTGGATTCTTTATCTGCGATTGCTTTGCTTTCCGCTTCGTTAGTTGCGATTTCGTTGTCTATTTTTATTAATAATTCTCTAGCAAGCTTCAATTTCGTTTCGATTGTTTCGACTGATTCAATGGGAATATGCACATTTTGTACATATTCCCATCCAGCCGATTTTATATAGCCTTGTATTTTTTGTTGAACATCAAGGTCTATTTCGGAATAATCATCAAATGTAATGATATTATGCATGTCTTTGCCATCTACGCCTTTGTGTTTGCGACCTCCGGTGTTATGTATAATAAAACGATAATGTGGGGCACTTTGTGCAGCAATTCGACCATAATCATAAGAGTTTTGCCATGCGCTTGAACTATATTTTTTCCCTTCAGACAATTCTCTCGATGTACCACTCTCTTTGCAACCCTTGCATTTATGCGCATCGTCTTTATCACAGTCTTCTCCCGTTTTATGTTGCCATATCATCAAACCGATCCAGTCATTATCGTCCGTATAATCAATATATTCTTTGTATATTGACCGGCACGTCGTATCGAAACCTGCTAATTTACGCAATGACATACATTTACCAAGTGTTTCCGGAACATATAAAGAAAAATGGAGACCGGTTTCTTTTTGTACATTTAAATATTTCATCACATTTTTTTTTATGATACCTGAATCAAAAATACTGTCAGAAATATGAAAACCGGCATATACCAGATTTTTTAATCCTTTCAGATTCGTAGTTTCCTTGAGTGCATTCAAAATAAGTTGATACATCACTGAACATTCGCGGTAGATTCCACCATCAATCGATAGAAATAAATCGGGGAATTCTTTTTCTACATTTTGCATTAACTTAATAACCTCACCTGCACAATATGTTTTTCCGGACGCACTGGGACCGAATCCCATAATCAAACGGACTGGCGAAGATGAGGATGATGCCGATGGTGTTACTTGTAGTTTGACTAGGGTTTTATCATTTGCCCATATACCAGTCATTTTCGAATCATCGAAAACAAATTCTAATTGTTGCCTTTTCCATCCATCACCGATTGCACTTGCGGCTAATAATCGCATCATGTACGCAGTTGATTCAATTTCTTGATTTACATATTTGGTTATGATTGTTAAACAGTCTCCTGTACATTCTTCCCATTTGTCTTGTGATAAATCGCCTAATATTTCCTTTGATAATGTTCCTAATGCGATTTTAATGTCACCATAGACTGACTCAAAATAGTTACATTTTGTAGTTTCAAATGATTTGGCTAAAATCATATTTTTGTTATCAATCTTCATATTTCGTAAATAATGTGTGATATTGGTTTGGATATTTGTAATATCTGATATTTCATTATCGTATATGTGAGTACAATCTGCAAATACTTCATCAGATGCCATGATAGTTATATATTACCCATATTCTTTTCGTCTATTTTATTCATAATGTTCCTCTAAGAACATTATAAATTATGCTATACACAAAGAAAGGTGACAATGATTACACAAAGAGAGGTGACAGTCCTAGACCGACGCCTAAACCTAGACCGTTACGGGCAGAATCGCCGATGGTTGGTAGGAAGACATCTAAGATGGAGAAGGTGGCGGCAGCGGAAAGTGCTAAAATAACAATCTCCTCTAAGTTAAGAGATTTCTTTGGGATGACAATACTGACAACAGCAATGACTAGACCCATCACTAAGTACTTGATGATGCGCTTGATAAGTTCTACTAAATCGAAACCCATGGTTCTGTATATACTATTACAACAAAAAAAGATGGCTAAATATATAAATAATAAAATCACTTAAACAATCTTTTCCTAAATATCCATAGTAAGAATGTCTGCCTTCGAACGAAAAACTTTAGAAAATGGCCAACCCAATCCTAAATATATTGATTTGTGCGATGAAGATCAACCCTTAGCCGGTCAAAAATTCACCTGTCTCTCTTTTGTCTCTCCCGAAAAAATCCTAAAAAAGCGCGAAATGTTTTTGTTTGACCAGTTTGTAAAGCAATGGGATTTCACGAAATCGTTTGCTAAATACTTTGACTTCCTCCACTTCATAGCCTATAAATACAATTTGAAAATCGACGACTTGATTGCCAATTTCAATGAATTCGCAAAAGAAGAAGATGCTAAACTTAAGGCAGGGTCCGTCGAAGACGATTACAAGAATTTCCTAGACAAACAAGAAGATTCGCTAAATGCCCAGTTCCAACGCGAACATGCTTTCCAAACATCCACCCGTGGTCTAAAAGTCCGTGGTGTCTTCCCTACACAAGAGGAGGCTGAAATGCGATGCAAAAAGTTGCGCGAAGCCGACCCGAATCATGATATATTCGTCGGTCCCGTCGGTATGTGGATTCCATGGGATCCTGATGCTTACAAGACGGGTCGCGTCGAATTCATGGAAGAGGAACTCAACCAGCTCCACAAAGAGAAGCTCAAGAACGAGGAGAAGGCCAAACAAGAATTCGAAAATCGCATCAAGGAAACCAAGAAGAAGGCCATCGAAGAAAACATCAAATTAGCCGAGAAATCCGGCAATGTTTTGACCCAGACGATTGATGAAAACGGTAATTTGATTGGCGTGACCGACACAGTAGATTTTGAAAGTCGCGAAGTCGCAAACACTGAAACCACCAATATGCGTAACGAATTATTACGCGAAAGCGTCGTCGCTAAGGAAAAGGACGAATAAAGTGATGACTAGGGTCCTATAAAATATCATACCATCAATGGTATCATATTTAGTCGGTGGATTCGATTACCCGCATCCATTCTATCACACGATATATAAACCGGTGAGTCTGATTTGCAATCAAATCATGTTTTGCACCTGGCATAGAAACCATATGTTTGTGGGTAGACGCGGACTGCTCCATCAATGCATAACTGCCGTCGATTTTCGTAATGGTATCTTCGGGATCGTGTAATACGATGAATGGGCAGTCGATTTGCGGCAAAATCGTCGGCATGGCTTCGGTAAATTGCATCAGCGATTGCATGGTGCTGATCCATGGAATGCCGTGAAAAGTCAGGCCTTGTGGGTAAATGTCCTCATTGACATAATCAATGTAATGCGGGCGCCAAATATCCTCGTTTTTCACATAGCACGAAATATCGAACGGCACCTTGTCCATAATTTTATGCAAAGGCATCGTCAATGCGGTTTTGAGCAAAGGTGAAGAAGAGGCGATGTGAATCATGGGCGCAGCTAAAATCAGTCCGCGGAATTGCTGGCGGATTTTCAGATATTTGTCATCATCATTACGCATACGATGTGCCGTGGCAAGCGCAGTCGCTCCGCCCATGGACAAGCCGCAGATGAAAAACGGCAATTGATGCGCCGTCGAGGGCACGCGGATATGGGTCGAATCGGAGGGATAGGGAGTCGGCATATAGATGGCCGCTAAAAGACTCATGACGTCGTCAATCAAATCATGGTATTGCACAATACGACAGCGGTCGCCCTCCGAATATCCGTGCCCGTGGAAATCGAGTGTAATATATGCGATTTTGTGAGCATTGAGTTCTCTGGCAATATAGGCATGAGTCGGGCGATTGCTGTGTCCGGCGTGCCCATGTAAGGAAACGACGATGTATTTTGCGGTTCTATCAGATGGCCAATAAGTACGTACATGGAGTTTTTGTCCGCGCGAATTCGTGACGTATTCGAGGGAATTCGGCAAATTTGGATGGTCCGCGCGAATGCATGTCTGGATATATTCGTCAGATGCGTCGTGTTCTTCGGCTGGAAAAAATTCTAGATTGACCGGTGGGCTGTAAGATGTGGGTTTCGGGGTTGCATGGAGAATGACCATAGATATGGCCACCACAATGAACGTTATCCACATATAGGGGGAAAACATCTTTATATGTATAGCATCGATTTTTTATGTTTGTTTGTGTCGAATTTTGTATTTGAAGAGTCTATATGTCTGATCAAGAGGATGCATCTGCCATTGATATCGAGAACCCGTCTATGCCCATTGCTCCATTTGTGCCCACGACCATCAATTATTTGAACATGACGCCTCTAGACGAACTATTTACAAAAATCCCCATTGTCTATCATTCTCCCGAATATGGTTGGGTCCGCGCGTCGGTATTTAGAAAAAATGCGAATAAAACGTGCGATATTGTGTATAATAGAGGTCGTCGATTGTTGTTTATCAAATGGCCGGCGGTTGCGCAAAGTCGGATTCGGGCGATTGACACCCCTGACGAAGAAATGGACACTATTGATGAGAAAACGGCGGTGCAAGTTCTCAAAACCGAAACGAACGAATGGATGGGCGGGACCATTTGTCGACAACTCGACCGAACTGTCTCGAATGGTGAAGAAAAATACGATGTATGGATGACGGGTGACCAGATCGCCCTACAAGTGGGGGCGGCGCAATTGCGGAATTATGGATGCGGGTCTTATTCCAATAATGAAGACGTTATAGCGCGCGACATGGAATATGATTTGTCGTTTTTGCGGGTCGAAATGCTGATGGAAGGGCTCTGGTTAGAGGTAACACTCTTGTGGTACTCTGCCGAGACCGCAATGTGTTCGGTCGGACTATTCTACGATAACGAAGACCACGATAAATGCTATACGGTAATCGCCGAGGTGCCTCTCGACAAATTGCGAATTGTGAGCGAGGTGCGTCTCGAATATTGTAGCGTAAATGAAATCGTCCAGGCGCATTTTGACGAACCCGTGGCGCCGGCATATGTGATTTATCCGTGGGTCGAAGAATCCCCGGAAAATGGTTTCGGGGTCATCAAAGAAACTTTAGCAAATGATATGTATGTAGTGGAGAACCTGAGCACAAAAACGAAACATTCTATGCATAAATCCCAACTCCGTTATCCGACCCTATACACCCCCATCATCGAGCAAGATCTGGAAGTGATTTCGGCAGCTTTCCGTGAAAAAGAATATTTCGTCAAAACTCGCAAATATGGCACCATAAACTATGGCACACCCTTGTCCGAATGGAATCGCAAGCCGTTGCACAAGTATTGGAATACATTGGTTCCATTGCCGAAACGCGCGAATCTGAGTGATATGGATAGTATAATACCCGAGAACATGTCCTTTGTGATGGATATACCAGACATGTCACTCTTTCAGAATGAAGGTGGTAAAGTGGTGGTGACTGAATCGCACGGTCCTTTGTTTGTAGGCGATGTGGTCAAACAATTGGACAATAGTGTAATAGGGTCTTTTGAGAACATTCAAAAAATAGTGGGAAATCGGGGGAAATCGAATGTCCAGGTTCTCATCTCTCGAAAAAAAATTGCAGAAATAGATTTCACCGAACTACGTGCGCCGAGTATAGATTCACAAACATCATATGATTCTTTGAAGAAACCTGCTCCGGTGGCAGTCGTGAAACCACAAGTAGTGCATTTTGAAGAGAGTGAAAAGTATGTCCCGCCGAATTTCTCTATGCAACAACAACCGCTACCTCCGTCTGAACCCATCAATCGTTCTCCGAATTTCACGGTGCAATCATCCACTGATGACACAAAGGACACTCGAAAACCGACCGATGTATTGATGGATCGCGTCTCCTACAATATGGTGGAAGAGAAACTCAATACCGTCTATAACAATGACCGCTCCATCAGTTCCACCACGTTGGATATCTTAGCCTTGTATTTGAATGGAGAGAAGATTTTGTATATAGAGGCGAAAACCTATTGCGAACAGCAATTGAATTTTCTGATGCTACCTACGATTTTGATATCGGTAGTGGCGAGCGTGTTGAGTTTGTTTTTTGAGGGGAAATCATACGGAGGAGTCACGATTGCGGCCATGACGGCATTCAATTCGTTCATGCTGGCGCTGATTTCGTATTTGAAACTGGATGCAAAGGCGGAGGCACACAAAACGTCGGCCTATAATTACGAGAAACTGGAATCCATGTGCGAATTCAATTCGGGGAAAGTGCTGTTTTTCAACTACGACAAGAAATATGTTCTCGGCATCTTAGAAGAAGTCGAGAAAAAGGTGAATGAAATCAAGGAACTCAACAAATTTATTTTGCCGGAATATATTCGTCACAAATATCCTTATACGTATTCCACGAATATTTTTACACTGGTTAAAAAAATCCATTTGCGGGAAATCATTTTGATTAACCGACTCAAGATCAACATCAATCGGTTATTACAAAAATCGAAAATTACGCCTCGCACACCTAAGCTTGAACTCGAAATATATAACCTGGAATTAGAACAAGATAATTTGATGGAGCAAATCATCGAGTTTCGCGAAGAATATATGAAAATGGACGTTGGGTTTGCAAGAGAAGTAGATGCGAATATGGCAGAAAACAATAAGCGTTTGACCTTGTTCAAGTGGTTAAAGACCTAGATATAGGTCTAATGCTTTAGCCTAAAGACGTAAATTACTAAGCCGCATTGATTTGCGCAATAAGAGTTGTTATCATGGCAACAATGGATGTTCTCGATTGATTGAACTGAATCGCATTGATAATATTATAGAGTGCATAGATGATGGCCGTTTTTGTAATTGCGCTCGTTGGTGGAACGACAGGTGGAACGACAGGTGGAACGACAGGTGGAACGACAGGTGGAACGACAGGTGGAACGACAGGTGGAACGACAGGTGGAACGACAGGT